AACTCTGAATTAAACCAGACCCCAACTGATCTAAAGATAATGGAGCATCAGAACCATCACTAAACTTAACAAGTAAATTCTTAGTAGTAAGAGTGCCATTAAAAACATTGATTATCTGATTAAATTCTGAATCTAAGTCAGCAGAGATAATCGTTGCACCTGGCTGTAAATCAAATAATCTTGCCCAAAGTGCCATATAGTTAAGCTCCAATAAAATCTACGGTACTATAATTCTGAGTTACATCATTATCAGCAGTTGAAACAGCAACTTCAACTTTTATCACAGTTGCATTAGAGTCAAGATTAGGAACGGTAAAATCATTATCAGTAATATTAGCTTGAGTTAGAGTAGTATTACCTGTATTTTGCTCTATCATCTCAAATATACCTCTGACAGTAGTAGAAGTTAATCTCATGAAAGAGCCTTTATATCTCCAAGTTCTAGCTGAACCAGTTGTTAAATTTAAGAATCCAATTGCAACTCCACCAAAACTAATTCTTGGCTGCTTAGCATTAGCATTATTAGCACCAAATCCCATAAACTCAAATACAATTCTATCTCCAGGATTTGCTAATGTTCCAGCAACTATAGAATAAGTATGAAGATCATCTGGACCAGCAGCACCTACGTTACCAACTACACTAGTATTAAAAGATAAATTTCTAAGTACTTTATTTATTCTAGTAACAAGTTGATTAAATTCATCATCAACTTGCTGACTAGCAATTATAGTACCAGCAGTAAAATCAAAAACTCTAGCTAAAGGTGTAGCAGGCATTAGTTAATATCCTCACTCTCTTGCTCATGCTCAATAAAATAACCGATATCAAATTGTTTAATTATAAAACCTTGATTAGATTGATTGTTACTAATTAAAAATTGAATATTTCTTCCTTTTCTACCAGCAGAATTTAATTTGATTTCTCTTCTAATAACTTCTTCTGCCTGAGTACTAGCATCGTAAGTAGCTGAATCATAAACACTAACATCATATTGAGAGCCAGATGTAGACGCAACTAAGTTAAATCCATAAGTACCTGCTACATTAGTACGAGTATTAAAAAAATAGTTAATTGAAATTTGAACGTTATTTGTTAAAAGTTCTAATGCAAGTTTCCAGTATTTAAATAATTTACGTAACAAATTAGTGCCAAATCCATATGCTTTAGTTCTAATATTTTTAGCGTAAGCAGATTGATAATCAATAAAAGTTTTACTGTTAGCTTTAGGACTGTAGAAAACAGGAAAAAATTTATTAGCTCCAGACGTAGCTCCAATTCCATAAACTCTCTTATCTTCAACCCAACTAGTAAAAGCTGTACCAGCAGGCAAACCCTCAAATCTAGTCCATCTAATAATACCTTCTGAAATTCTTCTATAGTCCATTACAAAAACAGAACCTACTCCAGTTGTATGAGCAACGGCAGGAATAGAAATCCAATACTGGCTCATATCTTCAACAACTAAAGATGGTATTTCTTCAGTAACCCTTTGAATACTAGATAGTTCTTTTATCTTTCTACTAACTAAACTACTTCTAAAATCTCCAGTAATTAAAGCAGCTTGAAGAGAAGCAATTCCACCTTCAGAAAGAAATACAATATCATCTAAAACTGTTTGTATAGAATAAGGAGATATACATCCAATGTTTTGAGTAAAAAGATCAACCCTAAGATTTTTAGGATCAGGGTTAAATATTAGTGATCCACTAGAAACATTTGCTGCATCAATCGGAGAAATTAAATAAATTGATTTTTCAAAGAAAACTACCATTTTTTCTTTAAAAGCTTTGATGCCAGTAATTTTTCTAGTAAAATTATCTAAAGCAATTTCAAATCCCTCATTGGCTGTTGTACCTCCTGTAGTACTCCAGGTTTCATGATCTCCTAATTTACTGGCTCTAATCACATGAGTATTAGGAGTGTCAGCCCTAGTTATCCAAACTCTATTATTCCAGACTTCAATATATTTAGCTTTAGGTGGACTTCCCCCTAAAGCAGCAGCAGTACCCGGATAAGCTCCAGTTACTTTAACTGGATTATCTCCAGAAGTAGCTTTATTTACTCCAATTGCTACGCCATTAAAATTAACCCATTGCCAGAAAGTATCTACAGGCAAAGTCAGAGAACCGGTAATATCTGTAATAGTTAAACCATTTTTAGTCATACTATACAGTTTATTACTCTGAGTAAATAGAATATACTCATTACCTGAATTATCTTGGAAAAGATGCATAGAGGTAATTCTAGTAGTATAATCTGTAGTTACTCCCCAAAAGTCTGTAGTACTATCCCATAAAGAAACATCCCATATTGCAAAAGGGCCGTTTGCGGGTCTTCTCTGTCCACCATTTCTAGTAACTAAATTATTTGAATCATCATATTCAAAGTTTAAAGCATCAACAACCTCATTATCCGCTATATCAGTTTGAGGATTAGCAGAATTAATCCCTCCTGCAAAATCAGGTAGAGATAGTCGTTGAAGTTGTGATCTTTGAATTTGATCTGACATTAAGCACCGTAAGTATAGACACTAAATACAGTTGGTTCAGAACCATCGGCTAATACAGACAATTCTCCATTAGCAGGATTAGTGGCAATAAAATCTAAAACTAAAGGAGGATCATCTTGACCTAATCTTAGAGAATTAGCAGAACTAACTTCGGAAGCCCCTCCAATTAACAAAGTACCTCTATGTACAGTAAATACAACTTGAAGTATAGCCGCCGATTCAGTAGCTACTAACGCTTCAATAACTGCTGGACCATCTGCGGCTGTTCTAGATAAAGTTGCAGAACTAATGTTTGCTGCCATAAATTAAATTCCTTAATTAGTTACGATAATGATTTGGATCAAGTCTAGCAAATTTTCTATGAGAGCTAGAAGGAATATCTCTAGGTTGCAATGTCAAACTTCTAGCATGTTTTTTTCTATCACTCAACAAAGCAGCCTGCAAACTAGACTGAAAAATTTGATACTGTCTATCAAAAGCCTCGTACTCTTTTTCCATCATTTTTTGATAAGCTCTTACTCTATTCTTAATTACCAATACCTTATCACGAGGCACAGGTAATTTATCTGTACCTGTCAAAGTAGAAGGATGAAAAAAATATGGAGCCTCTAAAGCATATATAGCATCAGGAACAGGACTTAGCTTAATAGTCAAAGGCGCATCATCCGTAGCTATATTAGCGTCTTGATACCACCAATAGTCTGGCCTAGATTGTTGTTCAATATCATATCCTGCCACAACTAATCTTTGAGGATCGATATACTCTATCTCCAAATCATCAGCAGGAATACGGATATATTTTAAATCTAAAGCTTCGGCAGGAAGCACATAAGTTGCTACACCTTGAATAGTATTCAAAGGATATTCTTTTGTAAAAAACTTCCACTCGGATAAACTAGCAATTTCTGAAATAGCATCATTTATCCATCCAAGGACAACATTTAATTTATCTGTGTCGTCAGTAGATTCTGAACTTTCTATCATTAAATTTAATGCTAAATCATTAAGTGTCATAATTAAATTATTTATCTGAGTATCTGGTTACTGGTTTCTGTCCTGTCTTACGTTGCTTATTATAAGTAGCTGCCGCAATCTGTTTCTTTTCCTTCATAGGCATCTTAGGATTACTTTTAGCTAAACTAGTTAAAATAGCTTCGTATTTAGCTGGCATATTAAAACCTATTTTCTTGACCTAAATAATTCTTAGGAATTTGATCCTCATTGATAATAGTTTCTTCGACAATACTATGTGCTTCTGCATCATGCTTCTCAAATGCTTTCAACATAGAAGCCCTACTGTCTTCTGGTACATCCTGCCATCCAGCGTATCCATTAGCAACAGCAATGTCAAAAGTACAATTAGCTCTCTGACACATTGAAGGAGTAAGTAAAACTCTCTTTCTCAAAGTATTAAATTTATCAATAAAGAAAGATTGCATCTTATAACGCTTCTTAGGTTTAACTTCTGTAGCTCCTGCTTCAAAAGATGATTTAGTTTTTTTATTCTCTAAATTGATTTCCATAATATCACCTATTTAAATTATTTGATTGAGATAGTTAGTTTACTTGTGCTTACAAGTTTCATTGCTTTCGGTGAAATTTGCCAGACTTAAACTAACTATCTCAATCCTCATTGTTAAATTTCCTTAGTAGTTGTCTTGTTTTCTACTTTGGTTTTAACAACGCTTGGTTTAACTTCTACAGATTCTTTAACTTCCACAACCTTCGGTTTATCCACTTTAACAATCTCCCTTACAGTAATGGTATGATCATATGTAGGAGATAGTTCTTGAAGTTTTCTTTGATCTTCAGGCAAATGAATATTGTTCATTATTGTGCTCCTGTATGTCCATGCATAGCAATTCTAAAATTTTGACTAGTACCGATAGCAGCAGTTACTACCCTAACTTTAATATCAGTATTGGCAGGAACTCTGATATTATTAGAAGAAATGGAAAGAAAGAGATTTCTATCTGTAAGTGTACCGACAGTACCTAAAGCAACCAAATTATCATAATTTGGGCTATTAGTACCTACACTAATCAAAGCCGGGGTTAGAACGCCAGATGCATTAGTAGTCTCTACGTGAATTCCCATTAGATGAAACTCTCCATCTCCAGTATTCACAATAGTTGTACTAGCTAAACTCTTTCCATCGACATCGTTTTCCATCCAATAGTAGCGCCACGCTACATTAGATGCAGTAGTAACAAACTTCTTATTGATTGCATATGCTGTAGAAATGCCCACAGCACATCCAATCAAAATAACAAGAAATGAATTAAGTAATTTATTTCTCATCTACCCTCTCAGAACTACATTCCATAGATTAGTCCCTACATCTTCCAGAGACATTGCACGCCTACCATATCCACCCCTAATTGCAGCAATTACTTCGGCAGCAGTTGGAGTAGCAGCAGTAATAGCAACTAGAGTACCAGCAGTACCACTAGCACCTAGAGCAGCACCTTCAGCATTACCGGCATCTAGAACCTTAGCACTATTAACCCTACCCTTGATAGTAATCCACCCAAAACTACCAGAAGCAATAGCAACGTGAGCAACGCCATCAACGATATCAGTAACAGCAGTAGTCGGAGTAACCAATCCAGGCTTAGTCAGATCCGCAGCAGCATCATCGATTTTAACAGCATCTCCGATAGCAATGGTAGCAGAAGCTTGAACGTATTTGTATCTATTTCCAGGAAAATAGGTACGAGTAGTAGTTACCGGTCCACCGGGAAATTGATCAATCTGAGAAATCGAAAGGCCGTAATTACCCCCTCTAACATCTTCAGCCTCAATACCAAGTTCATGCTTTGCAGTAGTGGTAACTACATCAAAATCTACACCTAGAAACTTGTCAGCCATTTTAAAACTCCTTAAATATTCTTGAAGTTTAGGGAGAGTATATTTCAACCCTCCCAATTAAATTATTTAACTAGTCATCAACCAGTTGTATCGATATTAGTGATACGTCCTTGACGTTGACGATTAGAACAAGTCAAGTTACCATAAAGCATAATCTTGCTAGACTCTGCATCTTGATTATCAGGAGTAACCATAGGAGTACTAACAAAATCTTTACCTTCTCCGATTACAAATTTCAAGAAATCTGCATTGAGGAAAAGTACTTCGTGATTATCTGATCCAGCAACATTAGAAGCATTAGGCATATCATCGTCAATGACAACGGGAGTACCGTTAAACATAACGTTCATAATACCCGCATCAGCCATCTTAGTATCAATTGGAATAGTGAAAGTTCCATTAGTACCAAACTGAACGGCAGCAATATATGCTTCAAAAATCTTCTGATCAACAATGATTAGAGTAGTTCTAACATTATTCCTAGCACAAGACCAATACATAGTTGTCCAACTACGAATAAGTTCTTGCAAATCAGCTTGAGCATAAGCCATATCTCCATAACTAGCATTATAATCAATCCATTGATTACGCCAATATGGAAAAGTATTACTATCAATACCACCAACAACAGACCAAGCAGTACCATCTTGAACCTGTAAAGCAAGTCCGGTAATATCTTTACCACCATTGCCAAGTCCATTAGCTTGAAGTTGCCTATTGATTTCCATCATCATAGACAATTCAAGTTGCTTAACTTTGCTATCAAGTAGAGAGATAACAGCAGATTTACCACTATTCTTAAACTTCTCTTCTCCAGAAATAGTAACCGATCCTGCAATTTGTTTCCAAAGATATTCAGCAGCGGTCAATCCCTGCTGAGGTGCAAGATCAATAATATCATAACCAGAATAAGATTTAACAGTAGTGTTGCGAGCAACCATCAATGGTTCAACAATAGATGTACCACCTTTGGCCTTAACAACAAAACCACGCTGTTTCAACTGATACCACAAGGCTTGCTTATTTGTAATATTATCGGCAAGTCTAGGCATGTAATTCTGGAGCGTAGTTGCTACCAGAGTTGAAAAATTTGGATTCGACATTTAGCCTCCAAGCACAAATTTAAATTATTTATTATTGATACAACTGTTCAAATGCTGCATCTACAGCATCAGCAATAGAAAGAATTTTCTTTTCTTCCTTTTGAGTTGTACCATTAACAGAATTATTTGATTCAAGATTAAGGTTTTTAGCCTTATTCAACAAATCGCTTGCAGGCTTTTTGGTAGTTGTTTTAGTTGTTTGCTGAGGTTTAGGTAATGTACCTTCAATAACTTCCCAAGCTTTAGAGAGAGATAGTCCAGTAGCATCCATGAGCTTCCCGATAGAAGCAGCATTAGCAGTAAACCTTTCTCCATGTTGAGCAGCAAGAGTTTGAAACTCTGAAACCAACTTAGCCTCTTTAACCTCTGCTCTTACACTAGCAAGGTTCTCTTCAATCAACTTCTTAACACTAGTCTTAATGGCTTTAACTAGACCTCTAGTATCCTCAACACCTTCTAGATCATCATCAAGTTGTTGATCTTCACTCTTTTGAGGACTTGTCTTTTGCTGATTCTGAGCAATCAGAAGGTTAGTAATTTGAGAAAGGCTAGACTCTAAAGCAGTCATCCTAGCTTCAATTGGAGAAGGAGTACTAGTAGTTGTATCAGTTGAAGTTTCAGTCTCATTCTGATCTTCAGTACCTTCGACAGATTCCTCAATCTCTTGTTTCTCGCCAGTTACAACAAGATCACCATTTTCAAATTGAATATCTAATCCGGCGAAAGGTGATTTAGATTCTTGATTGGTTAACATAAAAACTCCTGCAATATTAAATAGTTTAATTACTATTCAATCTTTGCAGGAGATTGAGTGTGCTAAGTATAGCACGGTTTATTTTATTTGTCAAGTACTTTTTAGAAAATATTTTATTAAAATTTTCTAATCTTTACTAGAGTGGAGTATCGTAAACTCCCGTATTATCAATATCAATACCTTTCAACTTCTCAGCTACATACTCTTTTCTTTTCTCATCTCTCTGTATCTGTTGATCCGCCTGAATAGTAGCAGCTTTCTTTTTTAAATTATCTAATTCTGATTTAGAGGTAATTTTCTCAATGCCTTTTTCTTTTTCAATTGCCTTAAGAGTAGATTTAGAAGTAACATAACCTTGGTCTGTCATTACTCCAGACCACATATTATCAGGATGCATTGAGCATAGAGAAGGTAAAATTTCATGCCCAGTTAACTTATCACATTCTTCACAATATACAGTAATATGATTTTCTATTCCGTTATCATCAGGATATTTGGAACAGTAAATCTCTTTTTTATTCTCACACTTAACGCATTGTATATCGTATAATGGCATATTATTTTATTTAATTTAAAGATACCTGGATATGGCTCCCCTTGATTTCATTAGCACCCACTTTGCTAATTACGTCACCTTCCATATCCAGGTACCTATCCATAGTCTAGAAGCCTGCAACAACTAGACTAAGAACATCTTAAAATGTTCTAGCAAATCCAATCTTAGCACCATACTTAGTAAAATATGCTCCACTAATTTCCTCCCTACCAACATAAGGATTGATAGTGAGACGGAAAACTTTACTAAGAGGAACCTTGATATAGCTATTATAAGTAAAAGCTTTATCAATCAAAGGATTAGACTCCATAAGATTCTTAGTTCTAAACTCAATAGAGTTAGTAAACTCAAAACCAGATTGACGAAAATGCTGTAGACCGAAACCCATAGGAATAGCTACAGAATCATTAGCCTGTCCAATAAACTGAGTAGACTGGACTCCACCAAAAAGAAATGGACGTGTCTGGCTAGCTTTACTACCATCAAAAGCAGTCAAGAATACCCAAGGAGTACCTTGAATCTCCACAATGTCTGTAGTTCCTGTAGAGAAGATATTAAGAGCTTGAGAGAAGTTGACATCTCCGACCATCCTAATTCTGTCTCCAGCATCCAACCACAAACGACCACCAAGATTAGCAGACTGTCCCTTAGATGCATCAACATACAACTCCACCTGTCTTTCTTGAGCAAGAGAGGTGGTTGAAAGAATTGAAACAAACAAAATAGTAAAAAGTGTTTTCTTCATAGTTAACCTTTCATAATTAGATTTAAAATCTCTTCCGAAAGTTTTATCCTAGCAGAACTATCTTTAATTTGATCTCTAAGTAGTTCTTGTATTTTTGATTGATAATATCTCTTAAGAACAATATCATCATTAAGAAACTTAGCAAAATGTTGCTTAATTAAAGAGAATGGAGCAAGATGAATAGAGATATATCTTCCGAATAAATTATTAAATAAGTTGATTATTTTATTCATACTTGTAATCCACCTTGATTAGTAATAGCAGCACCTTGAGTCTGTGAAGCTATCTCTGTACTTCCTTGTACATTCTCAGGAACTTGTTCTTGTTGTTGACTAGCTTGAGTAGTTGTCTGTAAAGGAACATTAGTAATTAAAGCATCACTAAAGAACTTTCCAATATCTTTCAGATTCTCAAAACTCTCAAGCACCCATTTAAACAATTCATTTAGATTGATTTTAAGCAATCCAGATTGAATCAATTGAAGAATCAAAGGATTCATGATAATTTGAAAGATTTGTATTTTCTGCTGTCTCTCAACTTCAGGATCGGTCTTAGGAGCATTAACAGCTTCCATCTCCCAATCAACTTCTTCTTTCAAAGATTCAGCGTCATATCTCTCCCAATACTCACCCTCTGCGCCGAGTATTTTAACTGCCTTCTCAATCACAGTATTAGCAGAGATATGAGCAGCTATTTGAGTAATTGCTTTCTTAAGAAATCTTTCTACTGCTCTAATTCTTCCATCTAATTTGAGCATAAAGATATTTGCCCTAGCATCTACTTCACCCTTAGTTGTTCGAGAAGGAAGATTACCACCCCTAAGTAAAGCATCTAAACCTGACATCTCTTGAAAATCTTTATCGAGTAGACCTTCTAGCAATCTATAATCTTGAGATATAGGAGCATCTTCGATTGCTCTAATCCCCCCTGGCACTTTAGTTTCAATTACTGTTCCATCTTCTCCAGTAACTAATTTAATTTTTTCTGATTCATCCATTCCTTGAGGGACTTCATATTTACGATTAAAACGCCTAGCGTGATTAAGTGCATAAGTTCTACGTCTATCTGTTTCAAATTGAATATCTTCAGTAAGGTGTCCTAATCCAATTCCATAATGCTTGTTAGGTACATAGAAATAATCAGCTTTAATGTAAGGAAATTCACCTTTAAGGTGAGGATAAGGATTATCAATCTCCTTTAAAGGTTCATCACAACCATCAGCAAATACTAGAACTTTATTAAACTTCTTATCCCAAATCTCATACATTACAGCTAATTCACAGTCAGGAAGATCATTCTCTTCTAATCCACTTCTAGGACTTCCATCTGCATAAGCACCGAATAAAGTATTTTTGCGAGTGATACTTACTGTTCCATCTTTGATCTTCTCCCTAACTTTCTTATCATAAGAATCATTAGCAACTACGTCATTGATATATTGAAAAAAGATTTCACAGCACCATCTAGCAGTTTGAAGATTATACTCTGAAGCATTAGGATCAAATAGGAAAAGAAAAGGATCAATTCTTTTAAGATAAGAACTATCCTTTTGAATATAATCATCATAGACAATATCACCATCAGCTTTGGCAGCAGCTTCATCAATTTCAAGAGTATATCCAGTTTTACAAACTAGATGACCGATAATAGCAAAGTCATATAGGCACTTCTCAGCTTGCTCTTGCATCTCTTGGTGATGCCATTCGTAATTAACTACAGCAGATTTAATCTTAGTTTGAAGATCAGAATCAGGTTTTCTAGCTTTACCATGAACCTTAACATCTTTATTGAGAAGAAAAGGAACGATGTTATTGATAACACTAGCAGTCTTATTGAGAGTAATTCTGTCTCTAGGATCATCGGCTCTGGGATCATCTACATTATTTTCTCTCCAATGATTACCCTCATACATATCATAAAGTCTCTGCCAATCCGTATCATACTCCCTCCTTCTCCATTCAAGAGTTTTCCTAATAC